AGCGGTTGTACTATCTCAGGATAATCTTTCATTATCTCAGAGAGATCTACATTAACCTCTTCTTTCTGCTGTTCAATCCGAGTCTCAGACTTCATCGAATCCATCGCTGTCAGTTTATTAGACATCTCAGCAATTTTTTGTTCGAGTTCCTTTTCTCGCTGGGTAGATTTGGTCATCTTCGCCTGGGCGTTTTTGTACCTTTCTTCCCACTGTTCAGCCGATAAACCCTTATCAGATTTAGCGTCTTCTTCCTGAATCTCTTCTGGCTGATCAGATGTATCTTCAGTATCCTGAGATTCATCGGGTGAATTTTCAACAACTTCTTCGATTTCTTCTGGGGTGTCCTGGTCTTCTGCCTCTGGGGTAGCAAGCCCCTTTGCTTCAGGTTCGGATTCCGTCTGAGAATCTTGAACTTGTTTCATCATCTCATCAGCTTCTTTTTCAAGCCTTTCAGCGATTAACTCGCCTTTAGTTTTTTCTCTTGCCATTTTTTCGGTCCTCTTTGGGGGTGTCGATAAAATTATTTATAAATGTTAGATGTATCCTTTCGGGTACCTAACGAGTCGATTACTTTACCAGCAATCTCGTCTAAAGATACTATAAACTTGAGTATGTCGCAACGACCTTGACTAAAGCGGAAGTCCTCCGTTATTTCCAACTGGTCCCTCTCCATTTGGCGTAGGCGTTCCATTTCTTCCATCAGGTCCGACCATTCCTTCGGCATTTTGGACTTCATTGCCTTCACCGCCCTGCTGGCTGGCAAGGATAGCTTGTTGTAGTGCTTGCTCATTCATTAACTCCTCTTGCGATTTGATTACTTCGTCTGGATCAATATCCAACGATTTAGCTATGTCGGTAAGTAGTTTTTCTCTATCTACCATTTGAGCATCAATCGGGTTATTGATTAAAGACAAGAACTGTAACAATCTTTGTGATTGTACTTCTTTTTGTATCAGGGCTGTGGATCCTCTTGCAACTACTCTCATATCAGATTTGACCATTTCATTTTCATTCCAAGTCATGTTCCAATCATATAGAGATCTAATCAATGGTTTTGTTAAAAAGTCATCGATATTTTTAATTACTGATTTAAGAACTATATTGGCGTTTGACATCAATATAGAAATACCAGTTGCTGTTCTGTTTAATGAGCTTTGTGTTTGTCCGTGTGTGTATGAAGGTAAGGCAGTTGTTTCGTCTGCAAACCTTCTAAATAATTCTATAACTGAAACAAGGGCAGGAGAATTAGACTGAGGCTGATAGAAACGAACCATGGGCTGATTTCCATCTCCCCCTTCTCTTAGGAACACCCTCCATGGATAAAGCTCTGTAGGGTCTTCTCCTGAAGCCATAATGTCTGTATTTACCTCTACCATCGGTCCAGAGGATAATGCAACATTATCAAGATAAATTCTTGTAGCAGCATTCATTGTGTTCTGAGAATCTCTCATCATTCTTGGTACGCCAGTACCCCAGAATGCATGAGGATTTTTTTCGTATGGGAAAATAAAATAAGGTATAACTCCGCCAGGCAATGGATTTAATTGTGCTTTAATTATTTTGTCTTCAGTAAACCAAATGTTTGCCTGGTATTCTAAAGAAAGATCTTCATCGTCATCAAACTCAACTCCCACCTCTGCAAGTTCATATCCATTGATAGATCCCCAAAATTCTGTAACCTCAAACTTCCTAGTCTTTGTTTCATAATCATTGATGTTTGCAATTTCTCTTCTGTCTTTTTCGTGTTGCTCTTCGTAGTGATTACCATCTGGATATTCTTCAACACAGTAATTAATTTGATCTCTGTTAAATCCTGGATAATCTTTTAGATCAACAAACTCTTGTCTAGAAATAATATGTCTTCTAAAAATATTTCGCATATCATCGACAGAAGTAGCATATGGGTCAGGGTATAAATCAAATATTGATACTGCCTCCATTTCGGGCATTGGGCTTTCTTCATAGACTAAATTAAATCCTTCGTCTGTTTTTATCCATTTGTGATCTTTTTCAATTTTAAGAGTTCCTGCTTTCATGGCACCTGTGCCAAAGATAACTTGCTCCATGATGGCATCTTTCATCTTACCTTCAAGATTGGACTCTAAAGCTTGGTCAGCAATAGCCTCTGACATATTCTCAACTCTGATCTTTGTCTCTTCTTCTAGCTCTTCTTTAAGTTCTGCGAATCTTGCTGCGATAAGTTCATCAACCAAGTTTGGATCTATAACCTCAGCTGCTTGCATAATCTCAAGTGCAGCTCTTTCGGTAAGCTCCATTTCAACAGTTGGTTGTTTTGCAACGGGTGTTGATTCAATAGAAAAGAATTTTTGACCAGGTTGAAATAAAAGATCGGTCATTCTTGAGTAAGCTGCTAAAACTTTTGTTCTAGTCAAGCCAACATAAACCTGAGATCGTTCACCTTTCTCTTGTATCTTCGCAAGTATATCTGGATCGTACTGACCCATGAATGCTCTTAGATCTTCAATCCAATCATCTTCAACATCATTCCTGGCATCCCTATATTCAGAGTATTTATCTCTGAGCATAGTGCCCAGCGATTCTAGCTCTTGCTCTTCCTCTTCGCTTGGGTCTACCGCAGCAGGAATACCTTCAGGTCCTAATTCTTTATCTATTTCCATTTAAAAAAACTGCCTCTTTACTTGCTTATACTGTTGTCTATGTTTTCTAGGCATACTATTTAAACCAAACAAGGCAATAGCATATGCCATTATTCTATCATCAAAACACCCTGCTTGGGCATTTGTGATGCCTCTAGCATCTACGACATAAGTTCGTAGTTCACTAATAAGCTCTTCATCAACTATGCCAGATTCTCCCTGGCGTAATAAATGTACTAAGTTATCAATAATTAAAGGTTTTGTCTTGCTTGTAGTTAAAAAACCTGCTCTTCGGGTTAACTTATCTACATAGGCATCATCCACTGTTTGTTCAACATAGAGGTTTGGATAGCCTAGTTCTTGTATTTTTCTAATAGTAGTTAGACCATGATTATTTCTTTCAATCAATGCCCAGGCTTTGTTGTAATACTGCCCAATAGTGCCAACGATGTAGGCTAGATCAAACGGGTCAACATGACCGCTCCAGGTGGCGACCTGGTTTCCGAGGTGGTCCAAAACTTGTATACAGCTATAGTCTCCATGTTCTAACCCTTCGGAGACATCTACTCCCATGCAATATCTAAGAGAATCCCTTGGATTCTCGAAAATTTTTAGTAGACCCTTGGTATGCGGGACTAACTCTGATTCCCTTACATCGAATCGCTCAATCGGGGTAAAGCACTCAACAGCTGCTTGATCTATATATTTTGGATCTACGAATAATCTACCTGTAGTCAGAAACGCCTCTTGCGGGGTAGACGGGTATTCTTGTCTGAAAAGATCTTCGCCTCCAAGTTCCTGGATCTTGAGTCTGCGGAACATAATCTGCTCATCGCTCAAGTCATACATAACTTTGATATCTTCTTCCTCACGCTCTAACTCAAAATATGGATCAACCTTTCTTTGATAGTCTGGCATCATGTACCACGGGATAAAACAAATATCCCATTCACCTTCACCACGGAGGGCTCGCATACAGGATTCATAAAACCATCCGCCAGCTCCATTCGCTGTAGACTCTAAAAGGATCTCGGATTCGGCTTCGGGCACTGTTTGGAGGAGACCAGGGATAATATCCGCATTCGGATAGAAGGCTACCTCAGATCCATGTAAATAGTTTGTTGTCCATCCTCTCCCGACTTCCCCTGTCCTGGCTGTAGCTATACGCCATCTGGACCCGTGGGTAAACGCCATGGAATTACTTGTGGATTCTTTGAGTTCGGGTGTAACAACGGGATGAGGCAAATTATCATAAAAGTTTCGCACCATACTGAATATAGCTTTGGTAGATTCATTAAGGTGGGATACAACTACCGCATTCTGGTTTTGTGCACTTACTGTCTTCCAAAAACCCCGTGCCTGACAGTATGTGGATATACCTGTCTGTCTGGACTTCAAGATGAGCATTCTTACCCTCTTATGATGAGCATACTGCTCCTGGATCTGCGAATCTAATAATTCTTGTGCAGCGTTAAGTTCTAGTGGTATCAACTTACCTTGTTTATCAACGATCTTTAGACAGTGTTTGGCGTACTGAGTGAGATCCGTTTTAAAGGTTTTTATAATTTTTTGAATTTCACTTTTTTGAATTTCGGATTTCAAGAAACCATCCCCCCCATAAATACACTAGGGGTATACCTGGGTATATGTGTATATAGTACCTTGGACCCCACTCCCCCATCAATGTTTATGCGGGCTGTAGCGATAGTGAGCATTCACTTACCTATAGAAATGAAAGCATCACCT